AACCCGTGTAAAATTAACGGGATAAAAACAACGGGATAAAAACAAGGGTTATACGGGGTTCAGTATAAAAGTAGTAATTGAGAAAAATATTCTAATTGAATGAAATGTTTTAAAAAAAATTTGGTTTGTTTTTTTTTTATTAAAAAAGGACTTAAAGAAATCCCACTTATTACATATATAATGAGTGAAATGGCGAACACTTGTGCTTTTAGGGCGTTGAGATGGAATGTTAGCGACGAGGTTGCGGAAGCAAATTGGAAGGAGAGAATGGGTGCTTATACTGATAGGACATTACAAGATGTAAGGGATAATGTCTGGAAGAAATATCTGGATAAATCAACAGCAAGAAAGACCCTTACACTTAACGAACGATATATAATATGGAAAGTCAAATCCCTTTGTTGGGAGAAATCAAAAGAATACTACCCCTCAATACAATTTGCGTTCGGTTGGAAGGTAAGTGGAAATCCTAATATGATTGCGTGGAAAGGAACTACAACAGAAATGGAAATAGAAAACCCTATTACAGAAGAAAAATCAATCGTCTATGCTGATTGTGGTATGACCTTTGAAGATTGGGTCAAGTATAGGAAGGACAATAAGGTTAGAACATTCATTTAGTTTTTTTTAGTATATAAGTAATGATTAGTTTTAGTGGGGGAAACTATTTTAGTGAGGGAGAAAATGATAAATAAAGTGGTAGAATATTGATTAGTATTGAGTTATGGGACTTTTCGTTTTTTGACCCACTAAAATCATTTTGACCCACTAAAATTCTATGGATACTAAAAAATATTTTAATTTAGTAAAAAAAAATTTATTTACCCCCCCGTGTAAAATTTAAAAATATTATACGGGTATATAGTATAAATGTGGTATTATCTTCCAGATTGGTTAAAATGGTGGAAGGAACAGGAACAACCCGTTCCGTCAAACGAACAAGAATTACTACCAGACCCCGTTGAAAAGTAAGAATTTTTTTTTAATATATACATACTAAAAAAAAGGACTTAAAGGCAAGACACATATTACATATATAATAAGTAAAATGTCCGCCGTAGCAAAGTTGAACGAGACGCTGTTTGAGAATAGCGATAAAATCCCAGAAGGGTTGTATTTGGAACTAATGAACCTTACAAAGGAGGTTTTTAATGATAGACCTGAACCAATAACGATTAGGACTACAACGATTAAATATACCGAACCAGAAATTTACAAAATAGGAAGGATACAAGTAAATCCCAGAGATATATACCAAACGCCTTCTATTGCTATATATGACGCTCGTGGTTTTCGTATAATTAATAGTGTAGAGGTTAGAGGTATATTTGAATTAATGGCGTATGGGAATGATAAGGATTTCTATGAAGTCAAGAAAATAAACAAATGCTCGGTGAAAATAGTTAGACACCTATTCCATTGGGATATTGGTATTAATCAATACAAATTATATGATTATAAGTTAAATATTAAAATAGCGGAAAAAGATGGATTAAATGAAGTGAGTGGAGTTATGTGGTTGGATTTATCTAATAAAAATATATCCTTTTACGGCAATTTTTCACAAGAAAAAATACACGGCGATTTTAATACCGCTCTGGAAAATACACTTATTACATAATACACTCCCTACCAATTGATTTTTAAAGCGAGGTTATTAGGTGATTTGGGATTTTTTCTCCAATCACCTTTTATTTTTGAATGAGACTTTTGGAATGTGTCTCTTTTTTGTTCGGCATATCCCTTCTCTACAAGTCCCCTATCTTCTAAAATACTCCAAATGATATAATCACCATACCCCACCCTTCCAAAATTAACGCCGTCGTAATTTAATTTATGTTCTGGGTCTTTACTTATCGTAAGAAGTGAGGGATTATATCCTTCGTTTTTCGCTCGTTGTCGTGCTGTTTTTAAATATGTTTTAACAGGTATTTTCAACTCTTTTAGTTGTTTATTAAACATTTTATATATATAATATATATAAATAAAATGCTTACAGAAATACAATACACTAATGATTTAGAATTGTTATTAAAAGAACAGGCAGAACAAGCGGAATCATACTCAATACTACACTCTCTATCACACGAGAAATACCAGTTTAGAAGTAATGTAATCAATATACCCGTTATTGTTCTTTCGTCGGCGATTGGGTTGGCGACTGGAATGAATATACAGAGCGACGATATGTATATCATTCTTTCGGTAGGGTCTATATTCGTTTCAGTAATCAAGAGTATTGATAGTTATTTCCAACTCCAAAAGAGGGCGGAAGGTCATAGACTTTGTGGTCTAACATTCTCACAGATTTCCAAGAAAATACAGATTGAACTATCACTCGCAAGAGAACAGCGAAAGAACCCGAAGGAAATGTTAGGATTGATAAAAACCGATTTAAAAAATCTATTTGATATTGCCCCTGATATTGACCACGATATAGTGGAAAAATATAATACACTATATAAAAATGAAACAGATGTATCTAAACCTCCTATAACGAATGGATTGACGAAAGTAAAAATCAACACACCCGTTTTAGTGGGTCAGGCGGAAAATAGTGTCTCAAAATTGAAAGAAACTGCTATAAAAGATGTAATGAAGGGTGGTAATGGCGAGTTTTACATTTTAGACCCACTAAAAAAGGAAACAGACACTAAAAATGAAGTTGTGGTTGTGAATATTCCAGACAGCGGTGTTGAAATGTAATTACTCTTCATCTCCAACAAACCACAATTGCCTTTCAGTCATAGCAATTTGAGGGTAATTTTTGAAAATACAACACCAACGGGACTTCAACCCTTTAATTAAAGCAATATCTTCCTTCGTCAAACCGACATAATCAGTCAGGAGATAATTAATACCTCTTACGCTTCCAGAATGAGGGAAATATACGATTGCGTGTGCTTCATTAAGAATGCGTCTGGTCTCATTTTTAGCAGTAGGTAAATGATTGGTATTTATACACGAGGTCTTTGTATGCCTACCTGTCTCTAAAATGGAGTTCAATATTTTATATACTGCTTCACGCATTTTTTTATCACTAATAACATCTATATCGTCAAAAATGACGAGTGAGTTTTTAAAATCGTCAATAGTTAATGGGTCTTCAAGTAAATTTTTATCTACTTTGATACGCTTTATTCCAAGTTTATCAAGGGTCTCGTCTTCTTTGAGTGCTGAAAATACATAGATTTCATTATTCTTGTAAGTCTTTTTATACTCTTTTATATAACCTGCCGTGAAAGTCGTTTTACCTGAACCAGATGCTCCTGTTATATAGAGAATATCACGCTCTTTTGTGTAGTCTGGGACAATCATAAACTTACTCTCATCTGGTAATCTAATGACTGGAAAAGTGTTTCTATTTACTTCTCCTTTTGGTGCGACACTTATTATCGTTCCATTCATTTTACCATCTATAACTTTACAGAGTGGTCTTCCTTCCTTGACTAAATTAAATTCGTTCATCTATATTTGTATATTATAATATTAGATTTTTATTTTAATAAAACTCCTTTATGTGATTTCAACCATTCTTGCGTCTGTTGTTTGATTAGTTTATCAAGTTCTTTGATTGCTTTATCAATATCCTTCTCGGTTTTAAGCGGTAAATCAATATCGTTGCTTATGTCTTGGAGATTTACGGCGACTTTTTTACCAATATCGTCTCCACTCAATCCGCCTTCCAGAACAAGTTTAATCGCTTTTAGATTGCTACTGATTGAATAGGATAGACCTGTTTTTGAATTAAATAGGTCGCTCAACTCAACCATTTTCTCTTTATTTTCCTGTAATCTGTAAATGGAGAACGCCCGTTTTAGTGCTTTATAAATATTTCCCTCTCCTTTGTAATAATCATAGTCCGCCTTAATTGCTTTAATTAAATGCTCCTTAGGGGGCATATCGCTAAATGAATATATAAGTGAAAGTTCAGTAAGTTTCTGCGTATCTCTAATGAAAACAACAAAATCAAACTTTAAATAATCTAAATCTTTGACTGCTTTAACAAACTTTCCACAATCAATATCAGGGTGAAAGAACTTCTCTTTTGACCCATCTTTATTCTGTATTTTAAACTCTACAAACCATATATCGTCTAATTTTTTTAATCTATCCAGAATATCATTAATCTCTTTACACGACTTTTGTGGCGTAATTCCTTTATTACTCACAGGACTAAATAAGTCATAATCACTAAAATACCTTTGTGCTTTAAATGAACTTGTCCCCATTTGGACGATTGGTGAATTGTTAAATTTCATAGCATTAGTCCAAGTGCGAATTGCTTTATCAATTCCTTCTTTTGTCTCGGCAATATCCATATTATAGTAATATATATAATATAGATAAATTATTTTTTGATTTAATTTCTATACTTAACACTCTTCATTTTACCAGTAGCGACCTTGTAATTTTCATTATTCTTCCTAATTGCGTCTGCGAAGTCGTCCAAATCAACAGGTTTCTCCAACTCGGCGTAGTGCGTTCCTTCCTCTGGTAATACCTCGTTGTAATAATCTCTATCATCTTCCTCGTCAAATGAAGCGTTATATGGTAGAAGTGGTCGTAATGTTTGAGGTGTGGTTTTGGGTGCGAATGGATTAGGCATTCCTCCAAGCATTCTTTTAAATGGTGTGTCTTCTTCATTCGCAACTTCACCATATCCAGAATATTTCCATTCACGATTATCCATTCCGCCACGCAAATCGCTTGTATCAAAACCGCCACTCATTATCTTACCCTTTTTGAGTGCTTCTGCTTTGGGGTCAAACTCCATTATTAGGGGCATATCTCCTGCTCGTTTGATTAATCCTTGTTTATACTCGTGCTTTCCTTTACCAAACATATTCGGTTCATTCATTCTATCACGACGCATTTGATTAATATGAAATCTCAATTTTGGTTCTAATCCTTTGAGGTGAGGGAATATTTCCATAATTGTATCTTTATCGGTTTCTTTTGCTTGTCTTCTCGCCATATTTTCAAAATCAAGAACCGCATTATGTATCATCTCATTATTACGCTCTCTTCCCAACCCGTATAAGGTGCGTTCGGCATTACTGGTTCTATAATCTGGTCGGTTTTGGTCTATCGCTTCTTGGTCTCTAAACGCTATTCTCACATCTCGCATACCATCTATAACCGCTTCAACAAAATTGCGTCTATCTTGTTCGTCGGGGATAAGTCGTTCAAAGTTCGTCATAGTTGCTTGTGCTTCATTATCTAAAATTTCACTTACATCTGCGGGGGTTCTCGCTCTATAAATACCGCCTCTTGCGTCTTCAAGTCGTTTAATGACGGCAATAGTATCACGAAGGACTGCTCTTAAATCATTTATTTCTTGCCTGTCTAATCCCATTCCATTCTGTCCGTATGTTTCATCTCCGTCCATAGCGTCCCAAACATTAGCAGTCTCGGTAATACCACCTTGATTTTCAGCAATATCTCTTAAAGGAAATCCTGCTACTTGTCCTTGTTGTGGTGCTGGTGGTTGTGGTTGTGGTGCTGGTGCTTGTTGTTGTCGTGCTTGGTATGCTTGGGTTGCTTGTAATATTGACGCTTGACTTTCTTGTCCCTGAACTGGTAATCCCGCATCTCGCCTTCGGTCTTTTATCTTTGCTTGAAGTCGCCTTGCGAGTATCGCTCCGTCTTGTTGGGTAATTTGATTTGGATATGCGTTCATAACCTCCCCAATAATATTTGCGACATCTTGCGACGATTTTACAAATAAAAATCTACCTAACTCTGCTTCTTTCGCATCTACAAGTTGAGTGATAAATGCGTCGTCATTAACATTAGGAGGAGGAGGAGGTTGCTGTTGTTGCTGTTGTTGTTGTTGCTGTTGTTGCTGTTGCTGTTGTTGCTGTTGTTGTTGTTCTTGTGCTTGTGCTTCTCGTGTTCCAGGCAGGGGAATAGGTGGCGTTGGTAGAGGTTGAACTGGTGCTGGTTGAACTGGGAACAAAGGGTCGGGAACAGCAGGAGGTAAGGGGTCTGGTGCGAGGCGATTTCTTGTGAAAATGGTTGAGACACTATTATCTTTAATATATTTTCCAACATCTTCTTTTGTAATTGGGCGGAATATACTATTATTCAAAAAATCCGCCATAGTATTCATTAATGAGTAGCAACCGATACTCTGTTCTCTTGCGGTTTCATAAATCCTTCGTTCTGCTCTATCTTCGTTTGGTTGTCCTACTCTTGTAGGAGGAGGTATTTTTTGGAAAAATTCTGGATATAGTCTTGCGGTGTCGGTAATAACTTGAATAAGCGGATTAAAAGCAGAGTTGTAGATTTGGGATTTGAAAGCGTCGTCATTAATAATATCCTGTGCGTATGTCTTAATATAGAGCATTAATTCATTAAAGGTTGCGAGAATATCACCCTTCTTAAAAAACTCTGTTGCGACTTGTGCTTCTCTGGTTGTTCCTCTTAATCTCTGGACGCTTACGCCTTGTGCGAAATAGTTAGTAAGGGTCTTATCTAATTCTCCCTTTACTCCTAAAAGTTGCGTTAATTTAATAACATAGACATTTACTTTGAAACCTACTCCTATATCCTTACCTGTATTAGGCATAACCGATTGATTATACAGGTTTGCCTGTTTGACTTCATTATCATAAACAATCTTGTTGTATTTGCGGTCTTCATTATTTAACCTTGCTCGTTCTGTTGCGTGATTAACCTTATCCACAGAGACAGGGTCTTTAATTTTGGGAGTTCTCCCATTTAATAGTGCTTGTAATCTATCCATTATATAATATTAATTAGAAAATAATTTTTAATTAATATTTTATTTTTTCCTAAACATTAACCTCTATATGTTGCTTTTGCCCGTTTTAATGCTTCCCCGTATTTAATCCCGTGTTGTTTGGCGTATGCCTTGACGTGCTCTATCCATTTACTCGTCTTCTTACCGCCAGACTGACCTTCACCGCCAACCTTCCTATCTACTTCTGGATTTGTTTTCGCCATTAATCCAACGACTTTATTACTTGCTTCCATATCCGCAGTAGGTTCCATACCTCTTCCTTGAAGATGGGCGATTTTCATAGCAAGTCGTTCATTCATTTTCCCTTGCCGTGTTGTTTTCTTATGTTTTTTACCACCAGAAGCACCCATACCTGTAAAGTCTTTATCTTCAAAGTAATCACCGCCACTTTGACCGAGACCAAGAAGAGGAAGAAATGGAGCAACCTGCGAAGCAACATTCCCCAAATCTCCCAAGAAATCACCACCACTTTCACCAGCACCACCAGAAGCACCAGCACCACCAGAAGCACCATTACCAGTAAGGTAGGGTTGATTAACATTAGAGCGAGGCATTTGTAATGCTCCTCCTTTATAGAGTTGAACTTTTCCGCTCTTCATTCTTGTATCACTTGCCTTAGCACCACCACTTTCACCAGCACCACCAGAAATACCCTTACCTTGATATGCCTTATTGATTTTACCAGCAGTATCAGCGACCTTACCGATAGTATCAAGATTATCAACAACAGCAGGAACAGCAGTATCCTTTACCCAGTTCCAAGCGTCGCTGAAACCCTTACCTAAATCGTCCCAAAAGTTTCCTCCGCTCATACCGAGACCCATTACAAGAGGTTTAAGTTCGCTTAACTCGTCCATATCAACTTCACCACCACTCATACCAAGACCGAGAAGCATAGGAGCGAAACTCAATAAAGAAGACCAGTCAAAATCACCTCCACTCAAACCCCGTCCGTGAAGGTTTTTCAATTGTGCTTTAAGTAGTTTATTTCCTACTTGTTTCTGTAAATGTCTTGCTTGACCGCCACTTTCACCTTCACCGCCACTATAACCCAGACCCAGAAGAGGAAGAAATGGAGCAACTTTACTAAAAGTATCACCTAAATCACCTAAAAAGTCTCCTCCACTCATACCCTTACCCTGTTTTCTCGCCAACATATCAGCGATTACCTGTTGAACCATACCGATTTTCTCTTTCTTACTAACAGAGGAAGGTTTGCGACCACCCAAGAACATAGTCGCTTGGAGTTCAGGGTTTCTCAATAACGGGTGGTCTGTATCGCTTATTTCATCTCCACCACTCATACCAGCACCTCTCGCTTGACGATATGCTTGAAAATCTCTACTCTTTTTCCTGTAATCATTCATAAATGCTTTGGGAAGAGGATTACCATTACAGGGAAGCGGACCACTATCACTCTTGATACAGCAGTAATCACCTTGCTTTACTCGCCATTTTGGAGCGAGACTTGCTCTACCACCACTCATACCAGCGTCAGTAGGTCTATTAAACGGGGGTATGCCGTCATTAGCAATAGCACCGCCACTCATTCCATACCCGCCACTCATTCCATACCCCATAAATGGTTGGTCGTCGCCTCCACTAAGTCCAGAACCATATACATATCCTTCGTATGGAGCATTTACCGACATATCACCACCACTCATACCAGCACCACCACTTTCGCCTAAACCTACAAGGGGTAGAAGGGGGGCGACCTTACCAGCAGTATCAATAATGGGATTCCACACGCTCATAAATCCGTCAGCAAAATCACTCCAAAAGTCTCCGCCGTGATATGCTCCGCCGTGAAGTGGGGTCATAATGGATTGCTCGTAGTCATTTTTGAGGTTCGCAACATCTAAACCTTTTTGTCTTCGGGCGATTGCCCTATTGTAGTCGTTGTTATAACTCGCCATTTTATATAATACTATTAGAAAATAATATTATATAAAATTAATTACAATATAGAAATCTATATGTTTTTATAGTAAATTGTTTTTTACAATATACTTAATCGCTAAAATATTGTAGTCGTCGTCGCTTAAATCTCTATGGAAGTTGAAGTAATTGGAGTATAATTCACAATTAATAAAAGACTGGATTAGTTCAATCTTCTTCCAATACTTAACCAATACCCTAACCTTCTCCGCTTGTGTGATAAACCGACTTCTTGGTTGGTCGTATATAGGACACTTACCACGATAGTCAGCGTCATACATACAACATATCTGGTTCTCTACTTCGGTCATAGGTTCGTCAAACATATCAAGGAATAGGTTGTTTAACTCTATATCCTCATTAAGTCTCGCCTTAATCTCCTGTGTGTTCGTTGTGGTCGCCATTTCACTTATTATATATGTATTAAGTGGGAAACCTTTAAGTCCTTTTTGTGTGTTATTCGCTTGTTGTTGTGTGGTCGCCATATTGCTTATTATATATGTAATAAGTGGAATGCCTTTAAGTCCTTTTAGTTGTTATATATTAATTGGGAACTGGACTTAAAGAAACCCGTGTTATACATACGGGGTTGGGGACTGAAAAAAACGATTTCCATACCCACCCCCCTTTACCACCACCCCTTACCACCAGTTTTCCTCATACTCGCAACTACATTCCTCTATTAATTCCTTACAATCACAACAATAGTCCTCGTCGCAATCAACACAGATATACCCCTCTGGGTATTGGTCTCCACCAGTATAGCAATACCGCCCACACTCTTCGCAAGTATGGTATTGTTCGCCTTGTTCGCCTTTGTTCGCCATTTCACTTATTATAATAGTATTAAGTGGGTTGCCTTTAAGTCCTTTTTTTCTTAATATATATATAATAACGATACTTAAAGCATACCCGTATTTTAGTGTGGGACGGGGTGTTTAGTGGGTCTGGGGGACAAACTTTCACTAATAATACCCGTGTTTTAAAATATACGGGACTTTTGATTTTTTGCCCCACTAAATTTTTTTTGCCCCACTAAAAAACCCGTGTTCGTTATAACCCGTCCCGCCATACGGGATTTCCATTAATACATATATATTAACAAAAAAAGGACTTAAAGGCATCTCGCTTAGTATATATATAATAAGGAGACCCAGTATATCTCAATACTACCGAATATATATATCTCAATACTACCGAATATATATCTGCTCGTAGTATTCGCAAAAAAATTTGGTTGGTTTTTTTTATAATATATATATACTAATTAAAAAGGACTTAAAGACAAGTCGCTTATTACATATATAATAAGTGAAATGAGTTTGGAGCGAGTAAGCGAGTTGCTGTTTGAGAACAGCGAGACCATCCCTAATGGTCTCTACCTAAACCTTATGAATGAGTTAAGAGACTTACATAAGGAGAAAGCGAAAGCAGTAGTAGCAGTAGCACCACCAAGACCCCTTATTAGTAATGAGTGGGATATACTAAACGCCTTACCTACTTGGGAAGACTGGAAGAAGTGTATTTGGGAGGACGATATTGTAGATGAAGAGTTCGCCACAGAAGGACTATGGACTACTAATGTATCCCATAATGCTAAATGGGAGATATTCAATCCAGCGTATCCCAATTGTAGAACTATTTGGGATGTAGAGCAGGTCAATAGAAAGAGTGTTAGGGTTAGTGAGACCATATTACGCCTTGAAAAACTAAACACTATTGACCCTAACACTTATAGGGTCGTTCAGGTGAAAGTAGAAAGAGGTAAAATTATCTACTTCCCCAAAGTGAAAAGCACTATATTTAATAGTAATAAAAGGATTCCATCTACATACTACCCCTTCCACCAAATTCAAATTCCTACACTATCAAAAGAACATATCCTCTTTTATGGGTGGAATCCTATTAATGCGGTAAGTGTAGAACCATAATAATTATTTTCATAATGTCCTATTACTGGACTTTATGAAAAAATAGCGAAAGTTGTTTTTTCAAGAGACTTTTTTTTACGATAAGCGTTAGGGGTGGGGAAACAATTACTAAAAACCCCAATAAAGGGACTTACGACCGACTATACATAGGTGTCCGCCCTCGTTTGGAGGAGATTTTTACATAGCAAGGTGTTTCTTCATACGACCACCAGAAGCACCTGCTCCGCCGTGTTGCCCTTCACCCATAAGCATATCCTTCAATTTCTCTGCCTTACCAGTCCAAGGAGCGATAGAAGCACATAGGGATTTAAAACTATCCTCCCAAGAACCACCGACAAGACGAGCGACTGCGGACTTGGAATAAGAAGGTTGAGAAGATACAGAAAGAACATCCGCACGAGACAGAATTGCCGTGTAAGTTTGTGAAGTCCCACGCTCTACGGTGAAAACACCTGAGTTCATAGTAATCAAGACAATCTCATACTCATTAGCGTTGATATTAGCACCCGTGTTATTCGTGTAATTGAGTTTAAATTGGAGTTGGAATGCCCCTATGCTTCCAGGAGCATAGACGTCATCTAATTCAATATGCCGACCCATCTCCAAGCAGAGAACAGAACCACAAGTAGAAATTTGTGAATATCCCGAGTTTGTTCCAGAAACAGGGGCGACATTTGACCCAAGAGGAGCATACCCGCTGAACTCCGCCCAAGTCTGGTTGCTTCCTGATTCCACACTCATACGCCACAAGTCCCACTGAGTAGCACCAGAAAGGAGACCTGCCTTATTGTTGAAGTTAATATTGATATTAGTAATAGGAAGGAAACTATCAGTATCAAAGTTGGATTGAGAACCGAGAACCTTACGAACACAGATGATTAACTTATCGGGAACAGAGTTCAACTGGATTGACTGGAAGTTTTGGAGACCACTTTCAGTATTATCAGTAATAGCAGGAGCAGGAGTTATGTAGCGGGGATACTCAGCAAACGGGACTACATTACGACTTGAAACAAGGTCGCTTGGTTGGCGAGTGTAGAATTCCAAGTAAAGACGAGCAGTATTAATTGCGTTATTGGGAAGAGAAACAGACACAGCACCGCCGTCAAAGAGAGCGGAATTAGCGAGACGAACAACCCTGTTCGCTTGTCCTATGTTAAAAACAAAATTTAGCGTCTGGACGCCGTAAAGTCCTTGGTTATTACTCTTGGGGTCGCACCATATAAAGGGAGAAAGCATAAGAGGTTCAAGAGTTTTGAAGCGAACAAGAATGGTTCTGCTATTTGAAGCGACTGAACCTTTGGGGTCATTACCCGAGACGGAAATCAGTTTGAAAGAACCTCTGGGTTGAAAGTCTTGGTCGTTGCTTACATTATTCCAACCAGCGAGGGGGTTGTTATTTGTTCCTAACGCTTGGTCGTATTTCTGGTAAGAGTCATACATAGTGGGACAGGCATTATTGTATCGGGCAAGTTCCCTGCGGTCGTTAAAGCGGAGCAATTGAAACATTACATCTCGCATATTTTGTGAGACTGTGTTGTTGTTAATCGTTGCCTGAATAGTATTACAGAGTGAGTGGAAGGGAAAAGGACCGAGGGCGGAGGAATACCCGTAGTTAAAAAGAACAGACCCGTTGGGGGCGGAGGCGGCGAAATCTGCCTGTATCTGGATAGTCATATCAACTTCAACCATAACACGGCGAGAGAAGACTGTTGATTCGCTTGGGAGTTGAATGTTCCAAGTAAGACTGGAATTACTCTTGGAAATTGCCTCGTATTGGGAGGGGGTAATATTCTGTGCCCCCTTCAAAACGGCATAGCGAACCTTGTCGGTAGTGTTAAGTATGTCGTCTTGGACGCAAACTTTCTCAAAATCGCTGGAAGACATTTGTTTTTATATAATTAAATGAGATAATATTTTTAAAGATTATAATATATATTTTTATAATCTTTAAACCTTCCTAAATTAATTTATTTATATCCTTGGTCTTTTCGTCTAAACATAATCTTCAAAGAACAATTACAATTATTTTGTAAAAGGAAATCGTGATATATTCCATATATATCCTTCCACTGGACGCTGATTTGGATTGCTGAAATTGGAGCATTACCATTCAAATCAATTAATCTATATTCGGCAGTTGGTAAATAAAGAACGGCAGGGAAATATTCGTCTCCTCTTGAAACATTTACCACTAAATCTGTGATTTCGTTGCTTATATTATCATTCTGTCCTGTTGAAATATTATTCCTTAATATTCTGGGAACACCTATCAATTGAGGGAGGATTGGAATGAGTGAAGTGTTAAACACTAAACTCTGGACAGGACATAATGTCGCCCCTGTTGAGTATGGTTGTTCCATTCTTAATATATCATAGGGAGGAAGACCTGTTCCTGCTCCACCAGCAACAAAATTGGTGTTATATTTGGAGAAGTTTTGGATAAACCAGTTCGCCTTATCACCATTAATACCGACAACGGCGGGGTCTAAATATGTGGCGTTCAAGATTGCCTCAAATGAACTAAATAATGTATAAAGTTGATTATCAAAATAAAGAAACAATTTGGGAGGGATAGGGGCGGGAACTTGCTGACCCGTGCTTAATGGTTCTTGTCTCCAAGAGAACGGGGTAATATTTGGAAAGTTTAATGTTGCCTTATTTGTATCATTATCCCAAGTCATATATACATATTTGTCTGCCGTAATGTCTGCTGGTAGAGGTAGTGTTGAGTATGGTGGGACACTAATAAGAGCATAAATGTTGTCGTAGCATAATTTCAAAGCATTATTAATCATACTGACGAAATACTGAAAACTATTCAACCAGTAGTAAGGGGAGGTCGTTTTCTCTAAATTAAGTGGGAATGTTGGAGGAATTGGAGTTCCTGCTAAACCTGTTTGAGTGAATGATTGAGGGACAAATATAACAGGAACATTCTGGTAAATCTCTGGATTTATGCCGTCATTATATCTCATACTCACATAGTAGATTGTCTTGTTTGGGAAATTAGGGTCGCTTCCATCTTGCTCTAAATCTATCTGTGGAAGAACCACAGGCATACTACCTGCTGTATCTAAACTGAACCTTACGATTGAAAGGAAATAATCGCTTGGATTATCTAAAATTGGAGACGACCTTACCTCTGTGAAGGTTAGTCTATTCAATTGATTTGTCGCTGTAAGTTGCGAAGAAGGGTTAAATGTATTCACTACATCTAAATCGTAGTAAATCTGGTTTGGTGAAGTGGAAGACATTTTGTTTATATATTAAATATAGATATTATTTTATAATGTTTCTAAATTATTTCATATATTTTTCCTTAATTTTTGGATTATTACACGGGTATATGTATTTTGGATTATTCCTTGTAATAATCTATTTAGTATTGGATTTTTAATGTAATAATTAATTAATTATTACCATAATAATCTAAAATATTTGGATTATTACATACTAATTCATATTAATATGTAAAAATCTAATAAAAATAGGTATTTTCCTGTAATAATCTACGCTCCGCCGTCATACTTTCGGTCAGCATACATATTATTAGGTTCTCCTATGTATTTATCAATCTTATTCTCACTAATCACCTTTCTCCAAGATGAGGACTTATTCATTTTGTAAGGTTTCTTCTCACTATCAAGGGTGGGAATGAACTTATACCAATCACTATTGAATGAGTGTTGGTCTCCTTCATAACCGACCTTCTCCTTCCTATATGGTTGGAATTGGACTTGTTTATCGGTGATTTTGACTACGACGCAATAGTTAGGCACTTCTCTCCAATAGTCGCTGAAATTGTGTTTGATAATGTCGCCGACTTGTAATTCACTCAACTTAACATTAACACAAGGAGTTTCAACATAAAACTTACACCCCCCTTTATTATCTGGGAAAGTGAAAATAGGATTAATTGATAGATTTGTAGCGGTTATTCTATTGTTATAATACCAAGCAGAATTATATGAACTTGGAGTAATTTGTTCGTTTGGGATAATTTCATTTGTAGCAATATTAACAAATTGACCGACTGCTATTTTAGGTTTGAGTTCTTTTATTCTCTTTTCTTGAAAGGCGATACTATCTTGGTCTCTGGTTATATCGTCCATAATCTTCCTAATCTGTTCCTGTTTGGAAAGAATGGATTGTCTAAGATTAGTAATCACTTCCTCGTGAATAACAATCTTTTCGGCGTTGGTCGCAGTAGCGTAGTTAGTTTGGGGGGCGGACATTTCGTTTTCCATATTATAATTATAATAAGTGGGATTTCTTTAAGTCCTTTTTTATTTAATGTTTATACACTAAATAAAAAATACATTCCCTCTAAATATTTTTAAGGGGCAGGGGCGACGGCACTAAGAGCAGGTGTGCGAACAACCAAATAGGAATAAGTCCCAGCGAACACAGCATCTACGGAAGTTGCGGTAAATGAAACTCCTGCCTGAATAGTGATTACTTCCGCTCCACCAGCATTACCAGTAGAGGCGGTTTTAGTAAGGCAAGTGAGAAGGACGATATCAGTTGTTTCAATCCCAATACAGGGGACAACCAACGGGGTTGCGGCAACTTTGGTTAAAACGCCCTGTTGAAGAACGGCAAAAGGGGCATACCCAGATACAAGATTTCCCGAAGATGAAATAGACATTTGTTTTTATATAATTAAATGAGATAATATTTTTAAACTTTATATTTTAAAAATAATATTATTCTAAATGTTCCTTAATATATTTATTATGGAACAAAAGCAACACCACCATTTATACCTCCTATCGCAACCCAACTCTGTAAATCTTCACTTGCTACGAAACTTTGTGAAGAAAAGTTTTCACAAGTAGCGGAAGTTTTCCCAGTTATATCATTTGTCGCCCTAAACTTCGTAGGAGGAGCAAGAGTAAATCCTGCTGGTAAGTTTTGATATTCAGTTCCATTTATAGTTATATTTCCACTATAATTACCAGCACCCGTATCAGTTAAATCAACCGACGGATTTACTCCTTGAACATTACTCAAAGCAAAAATAAATAAGTAAGTTGTTCCCCCGATTGCCTGATATGTTCCTGCCTGTGAAGGGAAAGGAAGATTACCACCAAAAATGATAGGAAAAGTTGATACTTCACTCCCCAATAAAACAGTCGTCCCTGTTGCGTCAAATAAACTACAAGTTGCGGAATCGTTTAATTGTTCGGGTAATTGTGCGTTTGCTGTTATATATACATTTGCCGTGAATGAAGTAATAAGAATATCATTAGGAGCAGTCCAAGAAAAAAAAGTTATTGCTTGACCAAGAGCAGATACAAGTGTTCCCGTTGTTGAGGGAGTATTTTTTACCTGTTGATTATAAGAATGATATGTTCTATCCGCCGTTATGACGCAAGTATCATTAGCAGTAAGAGGTGCTGTTATTGTAAGAGGTGTATTATCAATACTATTTCTAAATATAATTGCGGAAGAACCTGAACCAGATGCTTTCCATTCTAATCCTGACGCTGTCGTTGAATTAGCAGTCAGGACATAATCATCTGCTCCTACTGGTAAAATAACACCTGCTACTGGTTGTCCTCCTGTTTGAACTCCGCCTCCTGTTATGAGGTCGCCCTTTGCTGTAAAATTGACGGCGACCTTACTCGCCGTGCCGTCTGCGTATTCTGTGAGCGGAGCGAGTGCTGTGATTGTGCCTGAACCTCCTGCGTTTATCCACGCTGGAAGACCTGCGTTAATACCTAATATTTGTCCTGCGTTTCCAATATTCAATAAACTATCGGCGTATGCTGGTGCTCCTCCTGCGTAGAGAAGTTGCCCCTCTTGTGTAAAATTTATACCTCCTGCTGGTAATTGTATATATTCAAGTCCTAAATCCACAGCAGAATTGGCGGAAAGAACCCACCCATTAGTTCCTGCTGGTAAATTTGTCTCTGTTCCTCCTGCGTCTGCTGTTAAAAGACCTCCTTTTGTGAGGGCAACACCTCCTCCTTGTGGGGCGAGGTCGTCATATATTTTACCTGTCGTTGGATTAATTATACCTGATACAGACATAGTTTTATTATTATATATTTAATGTAGATTTTATTTCTGTCTAAATATGATTTTTAGTGGGGGAAATAATTTTAGTGGGGGTAAAAATGGGAAAAGACTATATAACACTTGTAATAAAATCTTTATAGATAGTTTTGATTTTTTGACCCACTAAAATCTTTTTGACCCACTAAAAAACGGGTCGCCTTGCGAGTGATTGAAGATAGATTTTCCCACCTTTAAAAATAGGATTTTGTAAAGTATGTTGTTTCAATATTCTATCTTTTACATTCCACCATCTTACATTAGGGACAGAATACTTCCTTACTTCTTTTCTTCCCTTTGCGAACCTCCCCATAATGTTATATAAAGGGTCTCCGTCGCTATATACTCGGTAATTATTGATACTTGTGTCGTAAATATCACTATACGATATTGCTGGATTATATGTTCTTGCTTCTGTGATATATCCTGCTTTTAACCAATTGTCTATTATCGCCCCTGCGAGTGAATGACCTGTTGCGTAGTAGGTAAATGCTGGTCGTGGATATTGTTGTTGGAAGTTTAGCAACTCGGTAGTATCAATCTTATATCTCTCGGTATTTTGAATATTGTTAATAGCAGATGGAATCCACGCTTGAAAATCTTGAAAATCAGCAGTTCCTCTAACGGCAACAACGATAAAATTAGCGTATGTTGATTTAAAAAACTTTAATGTATCAGTTTGTTTAACAAGGGAAAACCCATTTATAATGTCTCCATAATTGTTTTGATACGAGGCGTCCGCCATTTGTTTTAGTATCGCTTTATCGGGAATTTGCGTATTCGCCATTATGATTATATATTTATT